GTATATGTCAGCCACAAATCTATTACCATCTACTACTGCAGAATTGTTATTTGTTTCATCACATACTACTTTAAAGTCTGTTACGCCTCTTCTTCCTTTTACATCCCTCATAAATGGTTCTACTAAGTTTCTAAACTGAGCTCTAGTAAATTCATCGTTGAATTCAAATAGTTGTGCTTTAGCAGCAGTACTAATTGATTTCTCTAATACGATAAATAATCTTCTTACATTGATTCTATCGAATGCTGAAGCTCTAGAAGCCAAAGTTTTATCTCCAAATAGTACTGTTCCCTGTCCAGGTAGTGATACTATAGGATTTACTTTACCTACATAAAGTGAATCTCTTTGTGCCGCAGTTGGGTTATATGCTAACTTAGTAATACCTCTTAGTTGGCCACGATTTACACCAGCTGGTGAGAACCATGCATCTGCAACTTGGTCTGTATTAACTGCAAGACCTGCAACTAAACCAGAAGCACCAATCCATTCATACTGGTCATGGTATTTATTATAAACATATACTGCACCACCATCAAGTGTTGCATATGAAGAGTTAGTTAAACTATCCTTATATGCTAATACATTAGTTACAGCTGTTGCTGAAGTAAGACCTTTAGTATCTGCTACTGGAGGTGAGATGAAAGCCATACAATCTTTTCTGGCTTCACAAACACTGATTAGTTTTTCACCAATAGTATCTTCTCCATTTGCATCTGGTGTAGTAAAGAGTAATGATACATCAACTGTATCTACATCTTGGAATAAGCCAAGACCAGCAGTAATCTCTGTCTTAGTCACAGCTGTACCATCTAAACCACCTGTAAGTGAATCTGCTAATACAGAATCTGAAGTTGCAAATTTATTTGCTGGAGATGTTCCATCAGCCTTTGCTTGAGCAACTGTCTTACCAGATTTAGTGTGTTCAGCTGCTTTAGCACCGAACCAAATCCACTGAGACTCTCTGTTAATTACTTCTTTATAATATAATGAAGAACCATTTACATCTACTGCATCTGAAGCTTGTGATAAGAAACCGAAAGTTTCTACTACTTGTCCTGCAGTTCCTGTAATTAAACCATCTTCATCAACTACAACAACGTGTAGTTCATCTGCAACTGCTGAAGCATTTTGGCTTGTTGCATAGTCTGAAGTAGCCGGAGCTCCTTCAAATAATCCTTTATAGTTCGCAAATGCAGAAGCGGTATATGCTGTACTATTAGATACTACAAATACCTTTAGACTATTACCTAAGTCACCAGGGTACTTGGCATGCCAATCTCCTACTAGTGTTGAACCTAAATAATCATCTTCATTATCAATGCGCTGTGCAGTACCTCCAGTACTTACAGCGTTTCTTGCGTCGCTATTAGCGACTCTAATTACTTTTAATGCGTTTCCATACTTTAAGAATGATGCCGCGGTTAAAAAGTGATTAGCGTTTGCTGGGGTTGGTGTAGAAAAGATACTTGCCATTTCATCTTCCGAAGAAACGAGTGTTATCTTATTTACAGGACCCCAATTATATTCTCCCACAAATCCACCAATGGATGATGAAACTGCTGGGACAACATTCGTTGCGTCAATTTCTTTGAACTGAACGCCGGGTGAGACTTGAAATGCCATCGCTTTATCCTCTCAATTTGAGTTAGTTAATAAGTTGTTCATAATAAGAATTTTCACTACTATTATTTATAAATAACAGTATCCTAGTGGTCATTAGTATCATTACGCTCAGTAACACTGCTCAACATGAATTGTCTATTAGGATTAATTGCTACCTTAAATTTACTTAGTAATATTCTATTTACCAACATTTCAGATGCAGTATCTTTAAGAGTTAGTCCTAATTCAACTTTATATTTTTTATTATTAAAGATTAGATTATGTTCAATGATTGGTCTTACATCAAAAGGTTTTGCACCTCTTCTTGGTTCCGAAACACCTATTACTTCACTTCTAAACTTCTTCCCATTTTTGACCCAATCTACATAATCGCCATCAGCATCAAGCTTATCAACGTGTAACATAGTTGCCGATGCAGAGTTACCTGTATCGAATTTAGCACGAATAGGGTCATTTTCCATGCCTTCCAATGTGACTGTTTCAATGAATCCAGCCTCTTGTCTCATAATAGGTCTTCTGTTTAAATCACTTGAAAAGAAATCTATAATCAGAGATACCATATCTTTATCTGTTTTCTTACCTATAGAAGAACCAGTCTTAGTATTATATGCATTAAAGTGTGACCTAATGCCAGGTGAACCATTTACTTCTAATATATAATAATTATCTTTTACTTTACAATGGTCAACGCCACAATACCAAGCACCTGTTGCTCTAGCCGCGGCTACTACTAATTCTTTTTCTTCATTAGATAGTGTGTATGGCCTTGTTTTTGCACCTAAATGCACATTGTTTCTAAATTCACCATTATCTTCTTCTCTTATTCTTTCTGCAGCACCTATAATATTACCACCTACAACGAGAGACCTAACATCAGATTTAATATCTAAGAATTCTTGTAAGAGTAAGTCAGCTTCATATTTCCATAGTGATTGTGCAACAGATACTAGTGAACCCATATCATTTACTTTAGATACTCCAACACCTTGTGTTCCAGTTAAAGTTTTAATGATTGTGGGAAACTTACCACCTATTCTCTTATGAGCATCTTCAATAGACTTCACATTATTAAGAATAGAAGTCTTTGGAGTGGGTAAGTTGTTTCTTTCCAATAATAGGGTATTGGTCATTTTATTATCACAAGCCAACATTGATTCTAAATCATTAACCAAGAAGAAACCAATACTCTGTAATGAAGATACAATTGCTTGAGCAGATAGACTTTCCAATGCACCTGCTCTAACAAAGATAATAGTATTATGTGTTTCTAGTTCTATAGAATTATCTTTACCATCAGCATTCTGGATAGTCACACTTCCGATTTCTACGTCATTTTGTGATATCCAAGCTTCATCAACATAAATTGAATCAAATGCAATCTTCTTCGCGTTACATACTTCTTCTGCAATCTCTGCAAAAGTACCTTCGCCAGATTCTTTCTTACCCAATACGGCAACGTGTAGATTATCCTGCTCTATAGGCTCTTCAAAATCTTCTACTATAAAGTAATCATTAAAATTTTTCATTAGTATTGGTGCCCCTTCCATTTTTGTTCGAACCATACATTTCCTTCTCCGTCACCTACCCCTGGGGTAGCAGTCTCTTCTCCGTCATCAATAAAACCGAAGGGAATCATATCGTCCTGAATTTCTGCTAATCTTTCTTTATATAGCATGTTCTTTATATCTATATCTGTTATACCATTGAACACATCGGTAGATGTAAACCAAGCAAACATAACCAAATTCATCATTAAATCATCATGGTTAGGTGCAATGGCTTGATAACTACTACCCTTAGAAACAAATGTACTCATTTCTATAATTGTTTGTGCATCGTGTATAATTAACTTTTTCTGTTCTATTAAATCTTTTACTGTTGAACACCCAATACGTTTTACTCTTCTGGTCATTGTAGCACCAATTGCATTTGCCTTTAAAGAGGATTCAACAAACATATGTTCGTATTCTAAATCATAATATAATCCATTACATACAACAGCACCTTGGTCATTACTTTCTATAACAACATATGCTTCATTATACATATTGGCATATTTATAAATCATATCAGGCATTAACATCGGAGATATATTATTATCTCTAAATATAGCCACCTGCTCAAAAGTTTCAGTTGATACATCTATAATAGTAAAGGTAGAATAATCTTGGCCTCGCCCTTTACAAACATCTACTGTCATGATATAATTATGAGTTGGTACTGGCTCTTTGTAAATAAATATATTTTCTCTATATTTAATTGGGTCTATAGCTACTTGACTTAACAAATGATTTGCGTCTATAAGAGTATTACCACGACCATGAAAAGTATTACCAAACTCTTGTTCGAACTGTAATGCAGAAGTATTACTAATGGTTTCTGCCTTCCACTTCTCATCTCTCCCTGGAACGTCCCACCAATCTACTCTAAACGGTTTATACTCATTAGTTCCCTGAGAAGCTCCTTCCCAAATCTTATGATATACATTACCAATACCATTAGCAGTAGAAGTAATAATCACTTTAGTATCTTTACCAGATGATACAACAGGATAAGTTGATGTATAGAATTGAGCATCATTCTCTACAAAAGCAAACTCATCTAAAAAGAGTAAGTTAATAGAAAGACCACGAATGGAAGAACCACTAGTAGCCGCAGCCATAATCTTAGAATTATTACTAAACTCTATTGAACCCTTATTCAATGCTTTACAGCCAGGTTGTAAAAAGAAAGGTAAGTTCTCTAACATTAGAGTCACCCTCGCCAACATTTCCCTTGCCGTAGCACCCTTATTTGCAAGTACTGCAATAGTTTTCTCTGGATGAAAACATGCATACCATAGTAAATAAGCAACAGATGAGATAGATTTACCACTCTGTCTACATGCTAATACTATACTAAATCTATTATTATTAAAGTGTCCAAACATCTTTTCTTGGTAATCATATAAATCAAAGGGTACTAAACCTTCATCTAATGATATAACTTTAAGATATTTACGAGCAAAGTATGCAGGATTTTGCATACATTTGGCATATTCAAGCACTTCATCTTTCGTGAATTGAGTTTCTACTCCATCACGCTTTACTGAAGGGTTACCTAAATAACCAAACTCGTTATTCTTTATTCTCTGCATCAATCACTCTATCTCTATCAAGTAACATTTTCTGTAAATCTGTAGTACTACCCACAAACATATTATTATTGGTTACTCTCTTAGCTTCATCATCTTTCTTTTCATCTTTTAAATCTTTCTTGGCTTTCTGTAGTGCCATTAACTTTTCAGTAGTATCACTAATATCTTTTATAGACTTAGATAGTACCTCAAATGCCCTAGGATGCTCAGACTCTCTTGCAAGTTCTGCAAGTATATCTAAAGACTTAGTACCAGTGGCAATTAAATCTCTATATGTATCACGGGAGAATTCATAATCATCTTTGATATCTTTCTCTTCTTCTGGTATCGCTGGAACATTTACCTTAGTTTTAGTCGGTAAATTTTTTTCCAAAGACGCGTTCAATTTATCTCTTTTATCCATATTAATCTTGTGCTGGAGTTTCATCTATGGTAGTAGTTACAGTAAAGTCATCTGCTGTATCTGTGCTACCTACTGTGAAGTCCATCTCCTCAAATCTATTAGTGTTATCTGTTCCACCAAATTTTTCGAAATCTATATTTACTTCACGGATAATATTAGCATTATCATTAGTTGGTCCGTAAAACTTCATCTTCATTGTAAAATCTAGTTGATATACAAGAACTCTACGAGAAATAAAATCACCCTCATATTCATCTTGGATATCTGCATTAGTAAGTACTATAGGGACATCTTGTTTAAAATCAAAGCCATCTACTGGTTTGATTGTTACTGTATAATCTGGTTGGAAATATGGAAGTATTTGTTCCATAATTTGTAAACCATCATCTTGATTCTTGGCTAAAATATAGAGTGACATACCTATATTATAGTTTGTATAGAAGCTTATTTTCTTTTTCTTAGTTACATCACTACCATGTGATTCAACTATACTACTTAACTTATTTAATTTTGATGCAGAGTCTTGTGCTAAAGATGTAATTTCAAATGCCATTCTGGGTAATTTTAGAGCAATTGATGCATCAATATTAGTATCTTGGTCTAATCTAGCCAAAAACTTTTGTTTTGGTCCATATGCAAGTGGAACTTTTTGTTGACTTAAAATACCACCAGAACCATCTTTACGAACTACTGATATATTATTAAAAAGAGTACCAAATACTGCAACTGATTTTCTTAGGGTTGCATGGTAAAAATGATTTCCAAACATTAATAAGTCTCCGATGGGTCACCGAATGGATTAGACTCGGTAAAGTCTATGAAATTATCACCAATAGTTTAGAATGCTACGTTCTGAGATGCCCCATCATTTGCAAATACATTACTAGTATCATTGTCTCCAATATCATAAACCTTAGTAATAATGCAGGTACTACCACTAGTACCTCCAATTAGCGGTTTACTAGCGGACGCTACGAACTGCCTATACGATTCTGAGCCAGAGACCCCTATACCTGATACTGATATACTTCCTGCAATGTCTGATGTCTTAGTGAGAGTTTGTACTTCACCAAAGATTTTTACTGCAGGAGTATCACCATCTGCTGGAACCAATTCTTGTGTTACTATCTCTGATTGTGTAAAGTGATTACCACCTGTAACTGTTAAGTCTATTGCAATCTGATAAGCTTCTGCACCAGTAGTATCATCTATTACACCAACTCCTGTTTCAAATTCTTCATCAGAATACTCAAAGAGAGCACATGTAAGTTTATAAA